TCAAGGGTTCGTCGCAGTCGCTTGCGATCTACTCGCCGGTCGCGTTGCGGTTCCTGTCGAACCTGTTCCGGGGTTCCAACAGCACGATCCGGTTCAACTCGGCGTTCCAGAAGAACCGCTGGGCCCGCACGGGCGTGACGGCCGGGTCGAGCGTCCCCTGGCGGAACATATGATCGCGACCCCGACCACGACCGTGGATGTGCTGCGCGGCACCACGACCAACACCTTCGGCGACACCGTGGACGCCGACACCGTCGTGCCGGGCATGACCGGGCTGCCCGCGTCGATCATCGAGCAGCGGCAGAAGGTCCACGCCCCGAAGGACTCGCCCAGCCAGGACCGGATCGTGCGCGTCTTCAAGGGGCGCATGGCCAACGGCCTGGATGTGCGCAAGGGGGACCGGCTACGCGACGCCGCCGGCACGGTCTACATCATCGACAACCTCTACCAGCAGGCCAATCCCTTCTGGGCGCAGGACCTCACCTTCGACCTGTCCCTGACCGTCTGAGAGGAGGCCACGTTGACCGCCACCCTGTACGCCACGACCGAGCTGGTCACCGTCGCCTACCTCGGCGTGGTCCTCTCGGCGCCGTCGATCGTCGGCCTTCAGCTGCCCGGCGATCAGTCCTCGTGGGCCGCCACGGGGTTCGTCCAGGTGGTCGCGCCGCATGCGGGGGAGCCGAACCAGTACGAGCCCATCGAAGCCCCGGTGGTCGCGGTGCGCTGCTGGGCGGTCGCGCCGGGCGGCCGGCGGCCGCCGTGGAACCAGGCGGCGCAGCTGGCCGAGAAGATCCGGCGTCTCGCGTTCAACGAGTACACCGGCGCGGTCACCGTCATGCTCCCGACCGGGTACGAGCAGGCGATCGTCGACACCGGCAGTGTCCTGTCGCACCCCGCGCGGATCGGCGGCGACGACTCCGCGTTCGCGTGCTACGGGCTGGACGTGCGGCTGAGCTGGCGGGGGGTGGGGCTCGGATGATGGACATCGACACGATCATCGACAACGTCATCGCCTTGGCCAACGCCCAGACCAGCGGTGGCAACCCGCTGTTCGTCGACGTGCTCGACTACGAGTGCCGGGCCATGCCGCCGGACGGCATCATCGCGTCGGTCTACTTCAACGAACTCGGCGGTGTGCCGGATGACTCCGGGCTCGCTGCTACGAGCGGGACGCTGGTGCTCAACGTTCGCCTCTACGTCTCCACCGTGCGCCAGCCCTACGGCACGACGGAGCGGTCGATCGTGCGGGCCGCGCAGCAGATGTGCGGCGCGCTGAACGCCTCCTTCACGCTCGACGGCAGCGTGCGCAACGTGGACATCTTCGGCGCGAGCGGTGTGCGGCTGCGTGCGGTCGGCGGCTACATCGCGGCCCAGGACGGCAAGCTCATGCGCGTAGTCACGATCACGCTTCCCGCGATCGTCAACGACGTGTGGGAGCAGACGCCATGACCGAGATCACCGTCATCGTGCACGGCCCCCTGTTCGACGGCCGTGCGGGCCGCATGGTCGACCACATGTGCACCGAGGTCCAGCAGGACATCGCGGAGCTCGCGCTGGACACCTGGCAGCTGAACGCCGAGCAGACGTTCAAGGAGCCGACCGGCCGCTACCAGGAGCACATGCAGATCGCCAAGAGGGACAACGCCGACGTGGTCACCGACGGCTGGCCCGCCTCCGGGCTGCAGTACGGGCCCTGGCTCGAGGGGCTGGGGTCGCGCAACCGCACGACCCGGTTCAAGGGCTACTGGAACCTCAAGCGTGCGTTCGAGACGACGCAGCGGTATTGGCGGCGGGTTGCGCAGCCGCGGGTGGACAAGTGGGTCGCCGAGATCAACGAGCAGGGAGGCTGAGGATGGCCGCGAAGGTCTGTCTGGAGTGCACCGCGGTCTACACGACCGACGCCGAGAAGTGCCCGCAGTGCGGCGCGGCCGAGTCCCGGTTCGACTGGGAAGAGCCCGCGGCCGCCAGGCCGCCGGCCACCGGCGGCGTCATCGACTCGGCCGGCGCGCCGATCGTCGGCGACGGGCCCGCGCCGTTCGTCGTGCCGAAGGGCGCCGCGTCGGCGCCGGCCGGAACGGTCACCGTGGGCGTGACTGGCGGCGAGCCGAGCTCGAAGGCAGGCGCCTGATGGATCCGAGACCGCGCCTGCGCGTCACCGTCGAAGTGATCCCGGACGAGGGCACCACATCGCGAGCCGTCTTCGACCTCGGCCGTGACGCCCACCTGTCCATGCCCATCGACGTGCACGACATCACCCGGCCCGACGACACCGCGATCCGCCGCGAGACCGGCGAGTGGATGCACTTCTCCGTCAGCGGCGCCCTGCGCCGAGCCGACTTCGCCGGATGGCAGCCGCTCGAACTGGAGTGCGAGGCAGGTGAGGCGGCGTGAGCAAGGAGAACGGACTCGGCGACAACTTCTACGTCTCCGGATACAACCTGTCGAACGACACCTCGGCACTGTCGAAGATCTCCGGGTCGCTCAAGACCATCGACGTCACCGGGATCGACAAGTCGGCGCACGAGCGCATCGGCGGCCAGCGCGACGGCAACATCTCCTGGACCTCGTTCTGGAACTCCACCGGAGCGCACGTGCCGCTCTCGGCGCTGCCCACCGGCGACCAGCTCGTCTCGTACTTCCACAAGACGATCCAGGGCTACCCGGCCGCGAACATGGTCGGCAAACAGCTCAACTACGACCCGCAGCGACAGGCCGACGGATCCTTGACCGAAACCGTCGACGCGAAGGCCAACAGCTACGGCCTCGAGTGGGGCGTCCAGCTGACCGCGGGCCCGCGGACCGACACCGCAGCCACCAACGGCACCGGCCTGGACCAGGGCGGCGGCTTCGCGACCCCTGCGGTGCCCGCTTCGAACACCCCGGTGACCAACACCACGGCGCTGCCGGCCACGGTCGTCATCTCTGCGGGCACCGTCACCAACGTCCTGGTCAACGGTGTGTCCGTCGGCACTGGCGACGGGACCTACACAGTGCCACCCGGCGCGACGATCGCCATCACCTACTCGGTCGCCCCGACCTGGACGTGGACGCTGCAAAGCGTCTTCGGCGCCCAGCTCTACCTGCACGTGTTCAGCTTCGCGGGGACCGACGTCATGGTGAAGGTGCAGGACTCCGCCGACGGCGTGACCTATGCGGACCTGGCCGGCGGCGCGTTCGCCGCAGTCACCGCGGCGCCGACGTGGCAGCGCATCGCGACGACGAACACCGCGACCGTGCGCCGCTACGTCAGGGCAGTGACCACGACCAGCGGCGGCTTCACCAGCTGCCAGTTCGCGGTCGCCTTCACCCGCAACCCGCTCGCCGGGCAGGCGTTCTGATGACGCAACAGGAGACGGTCTGGGATCCGCACCTGCTGCGCGGGAGCGACGGCTGGATCGGTGGCAACCGCATCCCGCCCGCCGGGCGCGCCGCGGACTATCAGACGTTCGCGATCCTGCGGCCGTCCGACCTGGCCGAGCGCGCGGCGTGCGAAGAGGTCGGCTGCGGCGCCTATCGCAACGGATGGGAGACCGGCGCCGACGAGCGCACCGCCCATGGCGCGGCCATCGGCGCCTATATCCGCAACCGGTCGCGCCGCGATTTCACCGAATGCAAGCGCGGCGACGGGTGGACGATCTTCCGCTTCAAGTCCGGTCAGCGCTGCTTCGAGGAGCACCTAACCGTGCCGCAGATCTTCCGCGTCAGGGACGGCGACTGGCGCGGGAACCCCACCGGCCGCCGGCGGGACCACGTCAACCCCGCCGACTGGGTGGAGGACTTCGGCCTACACCAGATCGCCGTCGCCGAGCAGCACCAGCGCGGCTGACCCAACGAAGGAGGAAACGCCATGTCCAAGAGCAATGGTCTGGGTTGGACCACGCTGACGGTCGACGACGCGTCCGGCACACCCCAGGCGATCAAGAACGACTTCACCAACCTACAGTTCGCGACGCCGCGCGCCGTGTTCGACGTGACCGGCATCGACAAGTTCGCGATCGAGCGCATCCTCGGCCTGGCCGACTTCTCGATCACGCTGAACGGTCCGCACGACCCGGCGGCGAACCAGTCCCACGCGGTGTTCAGCACTGTCTCGTCGACGCAGGTCAACCGCACCACCGCGATCGTGGTCAACGGCAAGACCATGAACAACGAGGTGCTGTACACCGACTACCCGCTCACCCGCACGAACTCGGGCGAGTTCACCTACGCGGTGCCCGGCGTGCTCGGCGACGGCACCGTCCCCACTTGGTCCTGACCACCCGACACGGAGGAGCGGAGCCGACGTGCCCAACCTGCCCGACTACGACCTGAAGTTCGACCACCCGCAACTCGAAGGCGTCACCGTCACCATGGGGCGCCTGACGATCGCGGAGAACTTCGAGTTCGAGGACATCATCACGATGCCCACGACGAACCGGGAGGAGCGCCGCACGTTCATAGGCGTCCTCGCGGCGTTCGTCGGCGCCCACATGGTCGCCTGGAACCTGACCGACAAGGACGGCAAGCCGCTCCCCGTCGGCCAGATCGAAGACCACCTCCTGCTGCGGCAGATCGAGACGGGCTGGCTCCAGGGCCTCACGGGAGGGCAGACAGCGTCCCCTTTGGACGCAGGCGCCGGGCCGGACGAGGACTTCGAGGCCGAGATCCCCGTCCAGCCCCTACCCGAGCCGAGCGGCGCCGAGAGCGAGACCGCTGGCTGATCTGGATGCTCGGACGCTTCCCGGCCTACACCCTGTCCAGCCTGCTGGCCGAGGACGCCGAACTGATCCGACTGCTGAACACCGAAGCGCAGGACCGCAACGACGAAGGGTGGTGAGTGGCCGTGGCCAACACGATCGAGATCCTGGTGACGGCGAAGAACCTCACCAAGCCCACCTTCGACACGGTCGGCGAGCAGGCCCGCACGATCGGGCAGAAAAGCGGCGAGGAGTTCTCCAAGGGCTTCGAGGACGAGGTCAAGGACAAGCTGCCGCCCGCGGTCGATGAGCCGCTGAACGACCTTCCGCCCAAGGGCAAGGAGAAGGGTAAGGAGACCGGGCAGCAGTTCAGCGCCGGGCTGAGCCCCCTGCTGCTAGCCGCGTTCACCGGCGCAGCCACGCTCGGCCCGGCGGCGATCCTCGCCGGGGTGTCCACGGTCGTCGTCGGCGCTGAGGCACTGCTCGCAGGGTCGAACAAGCAGGTGGCGCAGGACGCTTCGATCCTCGGCGAGCAGGTCAAGACGAGCCTGACGAACGCGGTCGCACCCATCGCAGGGGACATCGACGCCGGGATCAACACCCTCGAGCAGGGCGTCACCCGGGTCACGCCCCAGCTGGACCAGCTGTTCTCCGCGGCCGGGCCCGACGCGACCGAGCTGGCGTCCGGGCTGGACCAGCTGGCCGAGGGGGCGCTTCCCGGGATCGTGTCCGGGATCAAGGCGTTCGCCCCGGAGATGCACGACGTCGCGGCCGATTTCGGCAAGATCGGTCAGGGTGTCGGCGGCCTGATCAGTGGGCTGAGCGTCGGCGCGGGCGGCTCGACGACGGCGTTCAACGCCCTGTCGAAGTCGCTGTCCGAGCTGCTGCCGGACGTGGGACAGATCATCGGCTACCTGAGCAACGGGCTCGGGCCGGCGCTGTCCGACATCGTCCCGGTGGTTGACGGGGCGGCGAAGGCGCTCACCGTGCTGACCGGTGCTCTGTCGCCCGGGGAGATCCAGGCCGCGGGCGTCGCCTTCGCTGGGCTGTTCACAGCATTCAAGGGGGCGTCGCTGGTCGGTGCGCTCAAGGAGGGCGCGACTTTCACCTCGTTCCTCAAGGGCAGCGGGGTCGCGGCGGCCGAGGCCGAGGGGAAGGTCGCGTCGTTCGCGTCCAAGGGCATCGGCGCATTGAGTTCGGCCCTGGACGTCGCCACCGGACCGCTCGGGCTGATCATCGCCGGGGCCGGCCTGCTAGGCAACGAACTGGGTAAGGTCAGCGGCGTAGGGGACCACACTGCGGCCAATGTCGACGCCCTGACTTCAGCCATGAGCGACGCGGCGAACGGCTCAGCGGCCGCCCAGGGCAAGCTCGACGAGTTCGCGAACGCGATGCAGTTCATGGCCAACGCCAGTGGCGGCCGCGCGACCGATGGGATCAAGTCGATCGACAGCGCGCTGACGCAGCTGTTCCAGACCAACCCACAGCAGGCCGCAACCGAGTTCGGGCTGCTCTCGAAGAGCCTTGAGGCCAACGGCGAGAACGCCTCGGATGTGGCGAAGGAGTTCCCTCAGTACACCAAAGCCGTCGCCGACGCTCAGCTCCAATCACACCTGATGGGCAGTCAGACCGACCAGCTGACCGCGTCGCTGATCGGCTCGGCGACGGCGGCAAAGACGAGCGCCGACCAGACTGCTGCGCAGGCGCTGGCCGCACTTGGCGCGACGGACGGCCAGAACCAGCTCAATATCGCCCTCGACAAGTCGATCAGCGACTACGAGCAGGCGTCGGGCCAGTCCTCGGCATACAAGACCGCGCTCGACGCCCTGTACGGCAAGTACCAGGGCTACTCGGCGGCGCAGGCCGCGTTCACCACCGACCTGGCGAACACCGCGACACAGCTGACCAAGGGCAAGGACGCGATCGACCTGTCGACGGCGGCCGGCGCGGCGAACTTCACCCAGCTGTCCAACCTGGCCACCCAGAACGAGCAGGTTGCCGAGACTCTGCTCAAGCAGAGCGGGAGCCAGGACAAGGCGAACAAGTCGCTCCAGGACGGTGCCCTGAAGATCGACGCTTTGGCGAAGTCGGCCGGGTTCACCGATACCCAGATCGCGCAGCTGAACACGGACCTGTACGGGACGGCGAGTATCAAGGACATCGCCGTGCATGTCAGCGCGAACACGGCCGACGCCTACGCGGCCGTGGGTGGCTTCCTCAGCTACGTGAACTCGTCCGGCGCGACGATCCACGTTTATGAGACCGCTAGCGGGGTCTACAACACGGGGATGACCGCCCATGCGAAGGCGACGGGCGGCATCGTCGGCGGGATCGGCGCGGCGGCCACCGGCGGCGTGCGCGGGTCCTGGACGTTGACGGACGAGCAGGGTCCTGAGCTGAAGAAGCTGCCGTTCGGCACGCAGGTGTTCTCCGCGCCGGACAGCGCGCGCATGATGGCCGAGGCCGCGCAGGGCGGCGCCGGCGGCCCGTCTGGGGCGTGGGAACTGTCGGTCGCCGAGGGCTCCGACACCGCCGTCGCGACGATGATCATGCGGTTGGTGCGTGACGGGAAGCTCACGATCAAGCAGAAGGCGATCGTGAAATGACCTTCCCGCAAGCGATCCTCGACACCCGCGTCGAACTGCTACTCGGCGGCGTGTGGACGAACGTCACCTCATACGTGTATGGGCGCGACCAGGTATCCATCGAGCGCGGGCACCCGGACGAGTCCTCCGAGGCGACCCCCAGCACGGGTGCACTGACCCTGAACGACCGCGATGCCCGCTTCTCCCCGTACAACCCTGTCGGGCCATACTACGGGCAGATCGGGCGCAACACCCCGGCGCGCATCTCGGTGCCCGAGGGCGCGTCCTACCTGCGCAGCGAGGTCGACACGACGAGCTACGCCTCGTGCCCCTCCTCGAGCGGGGTGAACATCACCGGGGACATCGACGTGCAGGTGGAGGCGACGCTCGACAACTGGTTCACCGCGACGCTCCTGGCCGCGAAGTACGACGCCACCGGCAACCAGCGCTCCTGGGCGCTGCTGCTGAACGCGGACGCGACGCTGGCGTTCGTGTGGTCGGTGGACGGCACGAGCACCAACGCGAAAAGGGTCACCTCGAGCGTTCCGGTGCCGTTGCTCGCGCTCAACCACGGGGCGGTGCGTGCCACCCTCGCGGCCTCGACGGGTACCGTCACGTTCTACACGGCCGCGACTATCGCGGGCCCTTGGACGCAGTTGGGCGCGACCAGTGTGCAGGGCGCCACGTCGATCTTCGCGTCCACTGCGCCGGTGACCGTCGGCTACAACACGACGTGGGCCGGATCCGGATACCCCGGCTTCCAGGGGAAGATCCAGGCGATGAAGCTGCTGTCGGGGATCGGCGGCACGACGAAGGCGAACCCCAACTTCACCACCCAGACCGCGGGCGCCACCTCGTTCGCCGACGCGCAGGGCAACACCTGGACGCTGGCCGGCAATGCGGAGATCAGCAACCGTAAGTACCGGCTGCACGGCGAGGTGCCCGCGTGGCCGCCTCGGCGCGACACCACCAACAAGGACATCTTCACCCCGATCAAGCCGGCCGGACTGATGCGGCGCCTCGGGCAGGGCACCCCGCCGCAGTACTCGGCGCTGTACCGGGCCTATGTGCGCGCGACCGGGTTGAGCATCTCCGGGGAGCCGCTCACGCCGCTGGCCTATTGGCCGTGCGAGGACGGCTCGTCGTCGACCGGTATCGGCGCCGCGATCGGCCCGAACGCGATGACGCTGGCCGGGTTGCCCACCTTCGCGAGCAACAGCGACTTCGTGTGTTCCGCCCCGATCCCGGCCCTGAACGGCAGCATGTGGACCGGGAGCGTGCCGGCCGCGTCGGGCACGCAGACGACCAACGCGCTCAAATGGCTGCTGGCGGTGCCGTCCGGTGGGGACACGAACAACGGCGTGGTCGCCCGCATGTACACCACGGGCACGATCGCGCGGCTCGACGCGGTGTACACCACGGGCGGGAACCTGACGATCACCGCGTACAACGCGTCGGGCGTTCAGCTGGCCACCACTGGCGCAGGCGGCCCGGGCCTGGACGGGAAACTACTGCTGTGCATGCTGTTCGTGAGTAAGTCCGGCACGTCGGTGAGTTTCGATTTCAACTACACCGACTTGTCGGCCCCCACCGCCCAGGGCTCCTACGGGGGGACCGTCGCGAGCGCGTCGGTGGGCATCGTCACCCAAGTCCAGATCAACCCCGGGGCGCTGTTGACCGGCACCGCGGTGGGGCACGTCGTGGTCACGAACGCCAACGACATCGGCAATTACGCAGGCGCGAGCTCGCCGCTGACCGCGTGGAGCGGTGAGGCCGCCGGCAGCCGCTTCGCGCGGCTGTGCACGGAGGAGGGCATCGCGTCGCGGATCCGCGGCAGCCTGACCGACACGGTTCTGATGGGGCCGCAGCCCGCGAAGGGCTTCCTGTCGCTGCTCCAGGAAGTCGAGGACGCCGACCGGGGCCTGATCTTCGAGCCGCGCCAGTGCCTGGGCCTGGGATACCGCACCCGGGTGTCGATGCTCAACCAGCCGGCCGCGGTCACGCTCAGCTTCAGCTCGGCGCACCTGTCCGACCCCCTGGAGCCCGCCGACGACGACCTGCTGACGGTCAACGACATCACCGTGCAGCGCCAGGGCGGCTCGTCCATGCGCCAGACCCTGGCCACCGGGGCGATGTCGACGCAGCCCCCGCCGAACGGGATCGGGCTCTATGACTCCGCTGAGACGGTGAACCTGGCCTCCGACGGTCAGGCGCTGAGTGATGAGACCGGGTGGCTGCTGCATCTGGGCACGGTCAACGAGCTGCGGTTTCCGCACATCGCGGTGAACCTGGCCCGCAGCGCGCTCGCGTCCCAGTTCTACGCACTCCAGGACCTGGACGTCGGCGACCGGCTGGTGGTGACCAACACGCCGCCGGACCTGCCGCCGGACGGTATCAGCCAGATCGTGCGCGGGATGAGCGAGGTGTGCTACGGCTACACCTTCACCATCGACTGGGTGTGTGTGCCGGAGTCGCCGTATCGGGTCGCGGTGTTCGACGACCTGGTGCTGGGGCGCGCGGACACGGACGGGTCGACAGTGCACACGGGGATCAGCAGCGGAGCGGCGTCGATGCTGGTGGACACGACCGACGCCACGAAACCGCTGTGGACCACGTCGGCCGGCGACTTCCCCTTCGATATCGCGGTGGGCGGGGAGCGGATGACGGTCACCAACATCACCGGGTCGTCGAGCCCGCAGACGTTCACGGTCACCCGCAGCGTGAACGGTGTGGTCAAGGCACAGACAGCCGGAACCGATGTGCGCCTCTTCCAGCCAGCGATCTTGAGCATGTGAGGGGGACGGCCGATGGTGTCGTATAACGGCGGCAGCCGCATCAAGGCGAGCGATCTGAACGCGCAGGCGGCGCAGCTGATCCAAAACGTCGTCCTGTCCTCGTCGCAGGCCTCGATCCAGTTCAGCCCGGTCGCGGCCACGTACAACAACCTGATGCTCAAATGGCATGCTCGCACGACCTCGGGCAACAGCAACGACAACATGCAGATGCAGATCAACGGGGACACGGCCAACAACTACGACTGGCAGATCCAGGCGGCGCTCAACGCCACGGTCACGGCCGCCAATGGCATGGGCGACACGAAATTAGTGGTCGGAACGGTCGTCGGCGGCACGGGTGCCGCGCACTACTTCGCCAACGGCCAGCTCGAGATCCTCGGATGGTCGCAGGCCAGTGCCACCCACATCGTGACCTATACGGGTACCTGGTACGCCTGCTGGCTCAACACGGCGGCCACCTCCCAGGTGGGTACTTGCGGCGGCCTGTACACGCCGGCGAGCTCGGCGACGAGCCTGTCTCTGGCGCCTGCCGCCGGGTCGTTCGCCGCGGGCTCCGTTTTCTCCCTGTACGGACTGGCCTGAGGAGGGCGAGCACGCCATGACGATCTGGTATCCCGACGTCTCCAACCACGAAGGCGCCATGCCGCTCGAGGCGGGGACCGTCGCCGTCTGCGCGAAGGCCAGCGAGGGGACCACGTACGCCGACCCGTACTACCAGCACTACAAGGCCGAGGCTGGCAGGGTTGGTGCGCTTTTCTTCGCGTACCACTTCCTACGCCAGGGCCATGGGGCGGCGCAGGCCCGTTTCTGTCACAGCATCGTCGGCAACGGTGTCAACGTGATGATCGACCACGAGCCGACTGAGCTATCGGCCGGCGTCTGGTCTCTGCCCACTGTGCAGGACGCGCTCGACTTCGCGGCCACGTTCCGTGCGCTCGGTGGCCTATGCACGCTGGTCTACCTGCCGCGCTGGTACTGGGGCAACCCGGTCTCCGACAGGGGCCTTGGGTCGCCGTCGCTAGCGCCGCTCGCCGCGGCCGGGCTGTCGCTGATTTCCAGCAACTACACCGGCTACAGCGACACGGGCCCGGGGTGGGCGCCGTACGGCGGCGTGGCGCCGGTGATCTGGCAGTACACCGACGCGCTGCCCTACAGCGGCCAGTCGGTGGACTTCAACGCTTTCCGCGGCACGGTCGCCGACCTACAAGCCCTACTCGGATACACGGAGGACGACATGACACCGGACCAGGCCAACCAGCTCGAGCAGCTGTACAACGCCGTGTTCTTCGGCGGCGATTCCATGGGCGCCACCCCGGCCGGGGCGGCGAACAACAGCATCGTGTCGAAGGCGGATGCGCTGCTCGCCGCAGTCGGGGGCTTTACCGCCGTCCCCGGGGAGCTGGTGACCGTCGAGCAGGACATCGCGCACCTGGTGGCGCCGACGATCGATCCGGGCGCCTTCGCTGCCGCTGTGAAGGCCGCGCTCCAGGATCCGGCGGTCATCGCGCCGATCGCCTCGGCTGTCGTCGCCCAGATCGGCGCCGACCTCAAGCCGTCGGCCGGCTGACGATGTCCTGGGCGGCGTGGTTCTGGCTCGGGTGGCTGGTGCTCGGGTTCGGGGTGCTCGAGACGGTCGCGCTGGTGACCGGGCATCCGGAGTGGACGTTGTCATACCAGGTGTGGCAGCTCGAAGGCGTCGGCGGGTCGATCGTTCAGTTCGTGCTGGGCGCGTTCTTGGTGTGGCTGTTCGGGCACCTGGTGCTGCATCTGTGGTTCACGCTGCGCTGAGCCGTGGCGGCTGATCGAAAGCCGAGGGGTGAGGTTGAGTGGCAATAGGGATCGGGATCCGGTCAGCCGCTACGTGTTCGATCTGTTC